TGCAGCCTTATCTTTCTGTTTTTGTAATTCAGTTTCATGCTTCATACGTTCTTTTTCTAATTGTATTTTCTTATTTTCTATCTCTTTCTTATTTTCGGATTCACGCATTTTTGCATTGAATTCGAACTGTTTTGATGCTTCATCCGAAGCTTGTTTTCTTTCGTCTAATGCCTACTTAGCTATTTCCATTGGATCTGGAATACCGTTCATATTTTGATCCATGTTTTCAGAACCTCTATAAGCGTTTAATTGAGCAACAGTAATCTTAGTCTGAGCATCAGTATCAATCTTATATTTTTCAAGATCCATCTCAGCTTCCTTAAGCATAAGTTCTTCTTCTTTGACTCTGTTTTGTTCTTCTATAAGTCTTTGTTGTGCTTCTTGTTCAGCTTGTTGTTGTTCTTGCATTTGTTGCATACGTTTCTGTTCAATATCTTCTAATCTATCTTTTATCATATTGATATTGTCCATAGTTATAATTTCTGCAATATCCAACAAACTAGCACCATTCTGCATAGCTGGTTGTAACAATTGTTTAAGAGCATCTAAGTCTTGTCTATTCTTAGTACTATCTTCTACAAATACATCCATATCTTCATAGAAGAAATCGTCAGACAGATTTATGAAAGCTCTTGTAGCATCATCTAAAATATAGTTTATACAACTTACATTTCCTTTCCACGCTACCTTAGCGGTATCCAAAAGCATTTTAAGAACCTATTGTTTTACTTGATTATGTGTCCAAAACCAAGGTTCTGTAATATGATAAGATTGTGTAATTGCTTGAGTAGTATTACCAACTAATTCGCTAGCTGCAATAGAGCCTTGTCTTTGTGGAGTAATACCAGTTAATTTTGCAACCATATCTTCAATCTTTGCCATAAGATTTACATACTAATCTATAACATTAGACATACTTAAATCCCATGCTTGGAATTGATTAAATTGTGCTGCTTTACCGCCTTCTCTACCAGGTATATCCCAACCTTCTTCGTAAGGATTAATAAACGCTACACCCAATGCTCCTAAGTAATGCATCCATTTATTTACATCTATTCCCATAGATTTAGGAATTTGTGTAACATCTATTACAGGTACTTTACCTTTATCACGGGACATTGCTAGTTCTAGACGATACCATACTACAATATACATATACTGTAAAGGTTTCATCATGCTTACTAAAGAACGTGGTTTACTATTAGTATTATTATATATTACACCAGTATAAGGTAATCTTTGTGAATTTGGATTATCTACACTTATGTGTTGATATTCTAACGGTTGTATACCAAAGTATAAAGCATCTTCTCCTTCTCCAGCACGATAACCTTCCCACACTTCAATAATCCAATCCCATTCTACATTTAATTCTCTTCCTGTTACTTTATAACTTTCATCTACTTGGAGTTGTTCTGTTTCTCCTGTTTCAGGATTTATAAAAGTAACAAAACCTATCTTTTTAAAAGACTTCCAACAGCAATGATAAACATTTATATGATCTGAATCAAATGGGTTGTTTGAATAAGGATTTATATTATGTAATTGCACATGATTGTAATCTAATGCTGATTTTTTCATTTGTGGATGAGCACCGACACCAGGTTTCATGTCTATCAAATCCAACAAATCATTTAATTGTTTTTCAGATAATTTGTCATAAAATCTATCATATATTTCAGTAGGGGACATAATCATTAATCTGCAACACCATGAAGCATCATGTATGAATTCCAAATCAAGAGAGTGTTCGTAATCGAAGAACATAGGATTTACTCTCTCCATATAAGGTTGTCCATTTAAGATACCTACATAATAGATTTCTTCACCGCCAATTAATCCATCTTTCCAACCTTTATAAAACTCATGAGATATACTTAATTTTCTTTTCAAGTATTGCAGACTATGATAAGCTGTAGTTTCTGCAACATCTTTATAATCTCTTGATAAATATTTCTATATAGATTCTGGTGGCATGATTTCACCTTCATTCAATGCTTGTTGATATCTTTGAGCATCTTCTGGACTAAGTTTAGAAGTAATTGATGCCATTATATAATCCATTAACATTTGTTTAGCTTTGTCCATAGCTTCACTTGCAGCATCACTACTTGTTCTACATACTTGGAAATTAAAACTTCTTTTTGTTTCTTCACCAAGTAACTAATCAATGTACGGTTTAATTATATTAAAATCTTGAGCTGTAGCTGGAAAACCATCTTTTTGTTTAAAAGGATTTGTTACATATTTCAAATCTTTTTCATCATATATACTATTATATAAATCATAGTATTTCTACATTTCGTCAGTTCTCTGATTACTAAAACCATATGCTCCAGTATTACCAGCTCCAATAATATAATCGACACAATCTTCTTTCCATTGCTGTGTCTTCTATCTCATTGATAATTTCTGTACAGGAAACGATTTAATATCTTTCATATTTTAATTTGTAAATGTATATACACTATTATCAAAAGTAACAGGTTCATCGTCGTTAAACCAATCTTGCGCAAATATAGGTCCTTCAAATAGTACACGATTTCTGTTATCTTCTTTCTTCTCTTTAACCTTAACATTATATAGCTATTCTCTATATATCATTACTTGCATCAACGCCATGACCCTATCAAAGTTTCCTATATCGTTATAGCCGATTAATTCCTCTAATAGCGGTTCAGATAAGATGTTGTATAAGTTCTTCTTGCCTGGAGATTGTTCTTCATTTAACCAATCTTTTATTAGTCCTTCTCCCCATTGTTTTATTTGTTTATTCATATGACAACCTTTTCTTCGTTGCACTTTAGAATTACCAACAACATCATTAATTATATCTGGCTAATCAGCTAATAAATAATCACAATGTTTTGCAGTAAAGTATGGAAACAAACCTTTACGTTCATTTTCATACATTATTCTACCATTATAGTAGATTGCTAATTTTCTAAGATTTTCATAGTATTCTTCTGCTGTAGCAGGTCTACCAGTATATTCAGCTACAATAATATCATAATATGATTCAAATCCCTAAAAACGTTTATATACAAAAGTAGAACCTAATGAGTTAGTTCCAGACTAATCATGGTCATAAGGGTCTACCCCAAGTATATACAAACCAATAGGAGCATCCTTTACAGGATGTTCCCATATAACTATAGAACCAGTAGGATCATCATCTTTATTCAAAGGGTAGTGATCAATATCACCTGTTTTCTTTGGTATCCATTTTAAATTACCAGCTTCATCAAATATTAAATCACCTATCTACTTATGATTCTGTAATTCTTTATTAGTTCTAATTCTAGCAAGATGCGATTGTAATTCTTTTTTAGGGAATATGTTACCATTGAAATCCAAACATGCTTCAGCTGGAGTAATACAATTATGAACCCATATACCGTTTGCAGATAGGTAATGTGTAATAGTATTTATATCCCATACTTCTTCTGTCTTTACATATTCTATAGATACTATTTTACCATAATGATAATCTCGTAGTTTTCGAGACGGTTCGGTATTAGAAATATTGTTATTCTTTCTATCGCTAATAAAACCAATATTTTCTCTAAATTTAGGTATATCACATATTCTAATATTTAACTTATTTTCATCATATTTATAACCGTTACCATTTACTGCTGTTCTAGTTGTTATAGATGAATGTATATCGAAACCACGCAATAAGAACTACATATCTAATAATACCTATTTCTCCTTATTGAAAAATCCAATATTTTTTCCATTTTTAGATGAATAACCATCTGAATCAAATAAACCAGATAGAAATGCAGATACTACACTTTTTGGAGATTTCATTATATAATCAGGAATATGTATTTTTCTTTTTAGATTACCGTTAGAATTAGATTTAACCAAATCTAATGCTTTAAATATTTCAATACTACCTTTTCTACAAACATGCAAATTAATACCTCCGTTTAATTTACCTATAATTTCTTCATGTGTTTGTCCAAAATTTTTATTCATAAACTATTTACACCATTGCAAACTAGATGTATCTTTTTTATCGAACACTATTCCTATTTTTCCTGAAGGTCCGTAGTAATATCCATCTCCCATAAAGAATCCCAAGAATCTTCCCCAATCTTCATTAATAGTTAATTCAAAGTCTGTAGCTGGTATTAATCCTGGTATTCTTATTTTTTGATATTCTTTTCCAAACTCAGTATTGTAATATTTTATAGTATCTCCTATTTTATAATCCTTTAATTCTTTATATTCTATCCCATTGAATATTTTATGATTATCTGTACAATATAATTCAGCTCCATCTTCAGTAGTAACACGATATATATCTTTTATTCCAGATATCCATGCCTTAGGATTATCTTTTATACGCATTACTCCATCTTCAGTGCTTATCCAAGTATCTTTATCAAGACATCTTTCTGCAACATATCTATCTACTGTTACAGAGTTGGTTGCATTTTCTATTACTTCTTTTCTTTGTGATAATACAAATTCTAATGATTTTCTTTTTAAAGTATTACCATCACCATCCATATACATACGGTTTCCTTTATCATCTCGTATGTCCATATTTGTATACTGAGGTATAAAAAAACCACAAGTTGTATTTACTGCATTTTCATCCCATATGTTTTGTAGTTCAAGACAGTTATAACCTTTTGGTTTATAAAACATATCTTTAAGTGTAGCAAAGTTTGAATCTTCATCACCACCTG